TATGGACTACAGGGACTACTGCTGTAACTCTAGCAACTAGTGTGACATCATATGAACTAAGTAGTAATACTGTAAATGCTATTGAAGTTGTACTTAGTAGAGATAATACAGATATACAACTTACAAGAATTACTCCAGAAGAATACTTACTTATTCCTGCACCTACTCAAACAGGAAGACCATCTCAGTACAGCATACGTAGAGGTAGAGATAATCCTACACTATCAGTGTGGCCTATACCAGAGAATGCTACAGATGTACTTAAGATAGAAACAGTAAGTGAGATGACTGATGTGAATAAGTCTGCTGATCAGAATGCAGATTTACCTAAAAGATTTTTACCGTGTTTGACAATGGGACTAGCTTACTATATGTCTATGAAGCGTCCTCTTGTACCAGACACTAGGATAGCAATGTTAAAAACAAACTACGAGGAAATGTTAGCTAGAGCAATGGAAGAAGATCGTGAACGTGCTTCTCTCTATTTGTTACCTAGACTGACATTTTATAATTAATGTCAAGAGGTAAGACAACAAACGTATTGGCTATGTGTGATACATGTGGATTTGTGTATCAACGTAGTGTAATGAGATTAAACAGTTATGGATTACTTGTGTGTCCTGAAGACTTTGAGGGACAATATGACTTAAAGAATAGTCCATTAAATCAAGTGCCAGATGTTAGAGACAATCCTATGGTACAAGATCCTAGACCTGATACAGGTGGTAGGGGAATAACATGGGATCAATATGCACAATGGGAGACATTAGATCCAACAACACTTGCTCCTATTATAGGTAATACAACGTGGCAACTTGCAAATAGAACGTGGGATTCAATATGACAAATTTTACTGGTAAACTTATATCTAATACGTACAGGTCATTACTTACAGTTAATGCAAGTACAACAGGAACAGGTGTTACAACCTCTTTAACAAACGTACAGACAGCAGATGGTACTCAGACTGCATTAAGAATAGCAACCAACTCTGTACATGTTAATGGAACTTTTGGAGTATCAGGAGCAGCTAGTCTAGCTTCAGGAATGCATGTAGCAGGTACGGTATGTGCTGCTAAATACTTTGGAGATGGTTCAGAATTAACAGGTCTAACAGCTTCTATTGGTGGTAGTATCTCAGTAGGTAATGCTCTTATAGATGGGAGAGTCACAGTAACAGGTACAGCAGTATTTAAAGATGATGTATCTGTAAGTGGAGCCTTGGCTGTAGCAGGTAATACTTCTATAGGTGGTACACTGGTTAATACTGGAGCAGGTACATTTAGCTCAACAGTTACAGTTGTAGGTAAAGGAACCTTTAAGGATGACGTATCAGTCAGTGGTGTTTTAGGAGTTAAGGGTAATGTATCAGTAGAAGGTAATACTTCTCTAGGTGGTACTCTTGCAGTAACAGGAGCAGGAACCTTCACAGCTAAGACTGAGTTTAAGAATGATGTGTCAGTCAGTGGAGACTTAGATGTAGCTACTAATGTATCAGTAGGTGGTACAGCAGTATTCAATGATAATGTCTCAGTTAGTGCTAATGTAAATGTAAATGGTAATGTAACAGCTTTATTCTTTTACGGTGATGGACGTAACCTTTCTAACGTAGAAGCTGAGTTAGGTATTACAACAAACATCTCAGTCTCAGGTTATATTAATGTAGGTAGCTTTGTATCAGTCAGTGGTACTCTTAATGTTGTAGGAGCAGCTACATTTAAAGATGATGTCTCAGTTAGTGGTAATACAAATCTTGGTGGAACAGTCACAATAGGTGGTGCAGTAAGTTTAGCATCCTCACTTAGTGTAGCAGGAGCTTCTAACTTTGCAAGTACAGTCACAGTTGTAGGTGCAGCAGCATTAAAGAGTAATGTAACTGTAGGAGGAACACTAGACGTAACAGGTAATACTTCAGTAGGTGGTACATTCTTAGCTACAGGTGCAGGTACTTTTAAAGATGATGTGTCAGTATCAGGTAATACAAGACTACTAGGTACAGTCACAGTTGGAGGAGCAGTCAGTCTTGCTTCATCACTTAGTGTTGGAGGAGCAGCTAACTTTGGATCTACAGTAACCATAGCAGGTGCAGTCAGTTTAGCATCTAGTCTCAATGTAGGTGGAACAGTAACAATCAGTGGTGCTAATGTTCAAGCAACTAATGCAAAAGTATGTGCATCAGCTTTCTTTGGAGATGGTTCTAACTTAACAGGAATTACAGCCTCTATAGAAGGTAACATCTCTGTTAATAATGCAACAGTAGGTGGTAACTTATTTGTAGGTGGTACTGTTACAGTAGCAGGTGCTGCAACATTTAAAGATGACGTATCTGTAAGTGGTAATACAAATTTACTAGGAACTGTAACTGTAGGAGGTGCAGTAAGTTTAGCATCTTCGCTCAGTGTAGGAGGTGCTGCAAACTTTGGTTCTACTGTTACAATAGCTGGAGCAACTAGCCTAGCATCTACATTAAGTGTAGGTGGAGCAGTCAATCTACTCAGTACAGTAACTGTAGCTGGAGCAGCAGGTTTCTTAGGTACAGTAACAGTCAGTGGAGCTACAGGATTTCTAACAACAGTCAGAGTATCTGGAGCTACATCTTTAGAAGGTGCAGTCAACTTAGGAAGTACTCTTACAGTCACTGGAGCAGTTGTTCTAAAAGATAACGTATCCATAGGTGGTACTGTTAAGATGGGTAGCACAGCAACTATAACAGGTGCAGGAGGCTTTTTAAGCACTCTTAGAGTAGCAGGAGCAACTTCTCTGGAGAGCAATGTAGTAATAGGTGGTACTGCTACTATAACAGGCAATACAGGCTTCTTAGGTACAGTAAGAGTTAGTGGTGCAACATCACTTGAAGATGCTGTAGTTGTAGGTGGTACTGCTACTATAACAGGTAACTCAGGTTTCTTAGGAACTCTTAGGGTTTCAGCAGCAGTATCATTAGAAGATGCTGTAGTTATAGGTGGCACAGCTACCATCACAGGTAACTCAGGATTCTTAGGAACTGTTAGAGTTAGTGGTAATACAAGTGTAGGTGGTACATTTGCTCTTGCTAAGTCAGCAGCAGCTTCAGTCCATACTACAGCAATCAATGGAGTAACTAGTGTATCTCTTAACTTTGGAGGCGCACAAAACTTCTTGACAACTGTGACAGCAGCGCATACAATGGCAAGACCAACAAATGCTAGAGTAGGACAAACAGGAAGTATATTCTTTGTACAATCAGGTGGTAGTGGTACATTATCATGGAATGCTTGTTGGAAGTTTCCAGCAGGATCTGATCCAACCTTCTCTACCTCTGGTGGTGCAGTGGATAGACTAGACTACATAGTAGCTTCTATATCTAGTGATGACACTGGTGAAAATATACAAGCAATACTATCGCAGGAGTATAGTTAATAATGTTTAATAATAATTTATTAATGGGTGCAGCAGCAGCAACTAGTGGTTCAAGTTTAGTATCAGTAGGTAACTCTGCTTTATTCAACAGTGCTAACTCTGAAGACCTATCTCGTGGTTCTATGAGTGGAACTGCTACTACTTGGACTGCAAGTTTTTGGGTATACAGAGGAGACAATGGTCAGCGTACAAGTGCAGATGCTAAATTTATGTTTACGACAGCTAGTGATGCTGGATTAGCATTTGGTAATAATAGTACAGCTAATGTGTTAGCATGGTACGGTGGTAGTTACGTTGCAACGACTGCTGTTTTTCGTGATATTGGTTGGTATCATATGGTCGTAAAAAATGTAGCTGGCACAGGAACTGTATATGTTAATGGTGATATTGTTTTGTCTGGTTTAACTGTTCCTACAGCAGATGCTACTATGGCGATTGGAAGTTACAATAATTCTTCATCTTACCTTGATGGTTATATGGCTGAATGGGTTTTTATAGATGGTACTGCATTAGAACCTACTAGCTTTGCAGGATACGATTCAACAGGAACATTTTGGACACCTAAGTCATCAGATGTAATTAAAGCATTAACATTCGGAACTAATGGGTTTTACCTAGATAACACTACTAATGCACAGACAGATGCTAGTGGTGAGGGTAATAATTTTACTAATAATAATACTGTAGTAACTAGCACGCATACCCCAACAAATATTGAATTTTTAATGTCTCCAATTTTTACAACTACTGCTAGTAATGTTCCAGTGTTATCTAATGGTAATAGGACTTATACTGACTCTGCGGCAGAGGCTCAAACTAGAATAGGTGGTAACATAGTTTTTCCTAGTAGTGGTAAGTGGCTTCAAGGAGTTAGTTTAACAGATAAAAATAATGGTAAAGCATTTTCTGTTTGGACAGATTATTCAGACAGTCAGGGTTTTCCTAACACTGGAAAT